TATCTAAACCTGAGATAAATAAAGGATCGGGGGAAATTGTTTATCTTGATAATAGACCTTCGATTGCTCGAAATACTCGACAAAAAGAAGACGTTAAAATCATCCTGGAATTCTAAAGAAAAATGCCACAAAAGACTAACTTAAATATAAGTCCTTATTATGATGATTTTGATAAGGCAGATAACTTTTATAAGGTACTGTTTAAACCTGGATATCCAGTTCAAGCAAGAGAATTAACAGGTTTGCAATCAATATTGCAAAACCAATTAGAATCGTTTGGAAGTCATATTTTTAAAGAAGGTTCAATGGTTATTCCTGGTGGAGTAACTTACGATAGTACATATTTTGCTGTAAAAGTAAATCCTGATCATTTGGGTATTGATATTACAGTATATCTTGATGCAATAATCAATAATAATGATGGTAAGGGAACTTTAGTCCGTGGGCAAAATTCTCAAATATTAGGAACTATTAAAAATTATATTCTTCCACCATCCGAAGGTGTTGATGATATTACTTTATTTGTTAAATATAAATCTTCTGGGGATAATAAAGAAAGTCAATCATTTCCAAATCAAGAAATATTAACACTTGAAGAAAATATTACTTATGGTAATACTACATTAAATACAGGAGAATCTGTCTTAACATTGGTATCTGAAGATGCAACTGCTGTTGGATCTGCTGTTGGTGTTGATCAAGGTGTGTATTTTATTAGAGGTACATTTGTAGATGTAAATAAGTCTCTTGTAATTCTTGAACCATATAATAATACACCATCATATAGAGTTGGATTTGAAGTATTAGAGCAAGTTATTAATGCAAATGACAATCCTTCTTTAAATGATAATGCTAAAGGATTTACTAATTTTGCTGCACCAGGTGCAGATAGATTTAGAATATCGGTTAAATTAACTAAAAAGGCACTATTAGATTATAATGATACCAATTTTGTAGAGTTATTAAGAGTACGAAATGGTGAAATAAAGAAATTAGAGAATAAGTCTGTATATTCAGAGATTAAAAAATATTTTGCCAAAAGAACATATGATGAATCTGGCAACTATGCAGTAAATCCATTTAGAGTAAATATTCAAAATTCATTGAATGATGAGATTGGTTCTGATGGATTATATGTAGAAGGTCAAAAGACTGATGAAGGTAATGATCCTTCAGAAGATACAATGTGTGTTAAGTTGTCACCAGGCACAGCATATGTTAGAGGATTTGATGTAAATCTACCAGCAACAACTGTTTTAGATGTAGATAAACCAAGAGATACTAAGAGTATTAAAAATTCACCTATCCCATTTGCAATGGGTAGTTTATTGAGAGTAAATAATGCTCAAGGATCTCCTTATATTAATATTGGTTCTGCTGAGAGTGGTGGTGCTAATGTTATTCATCTTTATAGTAGAAGAATAAGAGCAATTGAAGCAAAAAGTCAAACTACCGATGAATTAGGTGCAAAAGTTGGTGAGGCTCGTGTTTATTGGTATGGTCTTACTGATGATTCTTACAATGGTGCAGCAACTCAGTGGGATTTATATTTGTATGATATACAAACTTACACTTATCTTGAAATAAGTAATCCAGGTACAATTACTAATATTGCACCAATATCAACATATATTCGTGGTTTAAGTAGTGGTGCTACTGGATATGTAGCTGGAACAAACGCAAATGAATTAGTTTTATCTCAAACATCTGGAACCTTTATTCAAGGGGAACAGTTAAAGTTTAATGAGCAAAATATAGCTTCTAATTCTTCAGTAATTAAAGTTACATCTTATACTACTGATGACATTAAATCTGTATATCAAGATGCTAAGACACTCTCAAGTAATAAACTATTAACCCCATTTGCTGCTGATTCAGTTCTATATGATAGAATTTTACCAAATTTCTCTGCTTTTGATAACTTAGTAATTGTTGGAGACTCTACTGGAGATAATGGAACTGCAACATCACCATCTAGAAGATTTGCTGGTCATGTTGGATTAAAAACTGATTCTCTTGTTGGATATTCAACAGCAACTGATGGTGTTCAATTTGAGACATATAATAGAGTAAATACAATAGCTGCTGATGGTAGTTCAATAGGACTTCAACCAGTTGGTATTGTAACTGGTATAATGAATGGTGAAATTGTTTCTGGAGTAACAACTTCAGGAATATTCCGTATTAAATCACCTAGAATTCTTAATTTCAATAATTCTGGATTATATGCTAACTTACCTAAGAGAAACGTTTCTGCAGTAGATTTATCAAACTCAACATTATCAATATCTCGTCAAATAACAGGAAAAGCAACATCTGCTAGTGGTAGTATAACTTTAACAACCCAAGATGCTTTAGATGGATCTTCGGATAATGGTGCAATTGGTATTACTAGTGCTTTCTTTGAGTCATTTGATCAAGAAAGATATTCTGTTGTTTATGATATTGATGGAGTACCAGAAAAATTAAGTTCAGATAAAGTTACTATTACTAATGATGGTAATGATTTAGTATTTACAGGTCTTTCTAGAAATAGTGCAAATGTAACTATTAATACAACACTAAGGAAAATAGGTCTTAAAAGTAAGTCTAAAGACTATATTAGAAGTAATAAACTAGAAATAACAAGAACTGTAGGTGTGTCAACTAATGCACAACTAACTCAAAGTAAATTTTATGGTCTAAGAGTTGAAGATAAGGAAATATCATTAAATGTTCCTGATGTAGTAAAGATTCTTGCAGTATTTGAATCTAAAGATACAAATACTCCTAGTTTAGATAGACTAACATTTGTAGAAGGTTTAGCATTAAATACAAATTCTATTATTGGTGAAAAAATTGTTGGTAACAAGAGTAGAGCAATAGGTCAAATTGTAAATAGACCTTCTACTAATGAAATTGATTTTGTATATCTTAATGGAAATACATTTACACCTGGAGAAACAGTTAATTTTAAAGAATCTAATATAGAATCAAATATCCAAAAAGTAGTTCCTGGAAACTATGTGAATAGAACATCTAATTATAGATTGGATAAGGGACATAAGAAACAGTATTCTGATTATTCTAAGATAGTTAGAAAAGCAAATGCAGGTTCTCCTTCTAAGAGATTGCTTATTATATTTGATAAGTATCAAGTTCAGAGTGGAAATAATGGTGATTTATTCACTGTAAATTCATATACTAAGGATAGGTACACGAATGATATTCCAAGTATAGGAAGAACTAGAACAAGTGATATTCTTGATTTTAGACCAAGAGTAAATGAATTTGATCCATCAGCAACTAATGCATCTCCATTTGCGTTCTCATCAAGAAGTTTTGAAACAACAACTAGATATGTTGTTGCTCCAGATGAATCATCAATTGTTGGATATACTTATTATCTACCAAGAATTGATAAATTAGTAATTAATAAATTTGAACAAGTAAAACTTATTAAAGGAATCTCTGCTGAAAATCCAGCACCACCTACTGAGGTTGGTGATTCTATGGAAGTTGCTGAAATCACACTTCCACCGTATCTTTATAATCCTATAACTGATCCTAATATCAGGCTATATGATAACAGAAGATTTACCATGAGAGACATTGGTAAAATTGAGAACAGAGTTTCTAATTTAGAAACAATGACTTCTCTTACTGCTCTTGAATTGGATACTAAATCATTATCAGTTACTGATGCTGATGGATTAGATAGATTTAAGACTGGATTTGTTGTAAATGATTTTAAAAATAGAGATTTTATTAACACCAATCGTGAGCAAGGATCTAGATGTGAGATTGATATTGTTAATAAAGAATTAATTAGTGCTGTTGATTTCTGGTCACTTCCTGCTGAATTGGCATTTGATCCTTCTATAGATCAAAATGTCGTAGATATTTCATCTAATTTAAAACTTTTAGATCCTAATTGTAAGAAAACTGGAGATATATTAACATTAGATTTTGAGGAAGTTAGGTGGATTGAACAACCACAAGCATCTCAAGTTGAAAATATTAACCCATTTGAGGTTATAGTATATGTTGGTGGTATTATTCTTGATCCACCATCAGATAATTGGACTAGAACAATATATGTTGAGGGAACTCATAGAATAGAATCTACAGGTGCTCATTGGGCTGAACATCAAAATATTGTTTCCGATACTACTGATGTCAATACTGATGTAACGGTAACTGAAGAAGAAGTTGAAGCAAATCAGAGAAGATTTATAGGTAATCATAGAGATATTACTACAACTAGAACTACAACTACAACTAGAACTGTAGAAACTTCATTCCATAATACATTAGAGAATGCAGGTAGAGAGTTTGATTATGTTGAAAGTATTAAGATTAGTGGTGCAACTGATCCATTTATGCGTAGTAGAAACGTTGCATTCAATGCAAATGGATTAAAACCAAGTACAAAGCATTATGCATATCTTGATAGTGCTGCTCCTGATATAACACCTAAAGTAACTGAAATTCAAATGAATTCTGGTTCTTTCCAGAATTATGAACATGTTGATGTATATGATGGTAGTAAATTGGTTGCTACTGTTATAGCAGTTCCACCAAATCACAAGTATGGTGATACTAATGTTATTAGACTTCCTATCGTAGGTCCTTTTGATAGTAGTCCATACATTATGCCAGGTAATGATTTCATTGGTGGCGGTACTATACAAAATATTGGTGAGGAGCAGATTAGGGCATCATTAACTTCTAGTAATATAAGTGTTGTTGGTGGAACCACAGAAAAATATACGGTAGATATATTTGATAGTTCAAGACCAGCACCATCTGATTCATACTCTGCTACATCTAAAATATTTAATTGTGATGTAAATGAACTTGCAAATAGACCTGGTCAAGGTGGTTATATATCCGAAGGATTTGTACTTATAGGAAATACCAGTGGTGCATCAGCAGTAGTAACGAATGCAGGATTATTCTCTGATAATTGGGGAGATTGTTTAGGTGCAATATATTTCAGAAATGCAAATCGAATACCAAAACCATCACCTTTGTTTAGAACAGGAACAAAGACTTTTAAATTAACTGCTGCTTCTGTAGGAACAACAGTACTTCCAGGAAGTACTGCATTAGCTAGTGATGCTTCTACAAGTTATCATGCTACTGGAACTATCCTAACTCAAGTAACAAATACTGTCGGTGTTAGGAATCCACCTGCACCTGCACAGAGACCAAATGAAATTAATACTACTGTTAGTGTTAATGAAGAATCTTCAACACGAAGAATAAGGGCTCCTTATAGAGATCCTTTAGCACAATCATTTACTGTTGATGAATCTGGTGCATTCTTAACTTCATTTGATGTTTACTTTGCTAAGAAAGATCCAAATGCTAAGGTATTTGTAGAACTTAGGACTGTAGAATTAGGAACACCAACAGGTTGGCTTGTTCAAGATTTTGCTCAAGTGGCAATTAATCCGAATAATATACAGACTTCAGATGATGCTTCTATTCCTACTAGGATTAAATTCCCATCACCAATTTATTTGGAAGCACAAAAAGAATATGCCTTAGTATTCTTATCACCAGGATCTGATCAATATGAAATGTGGTGTGCAACAATGGGTCAAAAGACTGTTAAAACATCCAATTTACCTGATGTTGAAAGTGTTGTTGTTACTAAGCAATATATTGGTGGTAGTCTCTTTAAATCTCAAAATGGTAGTATATGGACTCCAAGTCAGTATCAAGATTTAACATTTACTCTTTATAAAGCAGAATTTGTTCCTTCTGGTACAGTTACATTCTATAATACTCCAGTTGAGGCAGGTAATGAAAATACTCAGATATTATCAGATAATCCTATTAGAACACTTCCAAGAAAATTAAAACTTGAATTAAATTGGCCAAGTGGATCATATACTGCAGGTCAAGAAGTTTTTGTTGGAGTTGGAAGAAAGATTAGTACTGGTGCTGCTGGTGATAGAGAAGATGATAGTATTACAGGTATTGTTGAAAAAGTATCTGCTCCTCTTGCACTTGGTGTTGATGCGGTTACTCTCGTTACTGGTGGATCAGGGTATGCATTTAGTAATTTAAATGGAGTCAAGTTAAAGACATTAACTGGTGGTGGTAGTGGTATTACTGCAACAATAACATTAACTAATGGAGTAATTACTGATATTGATGCTTCTTCTGGTAATGCTGGTACAGGATACTCTGTTGGTGATGTTCTTACTATAGATGAAACTGATAGTAAGTATACATCTGGTATTGGTGCAAAATTCACTGTCGATGCTGTAGTAGCAAAACCAGACACTCTATATCTAACAGATGTTCAAGGTGAGAATTTCATTACTGGTGAAACTATAGTGCATTATGGAAATTCAAATAATGATACTAGAACCGTTCTTACTGGTGTAACTGTAGCATCAGATTCAGTTCCTACAAGTGATATTAATACTGGTAATGTTATAGAAGTGGTTCAACCTAATCATGCACATCACGGTGGAAACAATATTGTTAGTATTAAAGGTATAGAACCAGACACAATATCTACATTAACAAAATCAGACCTATCAAAAGATGCAACACTAGTATCAGTTGCAAGTACATCATCATTTGCCAGATTTGCTGGAGTTACTACTGATAGAGGAGAAGCTTTATTAGGATCTGAAATAGTTAATTATGTTATTGGAGAAGGTCAACTTAATATTACTAGAGGAATTGAAGGTTCTTCCGCAGTTGAACATCCAGAAGATACAAAGATTCAACCATATGAAATAAATGGATTCCCATTAGCAGGTATTAATACTACATTTAATTTACCGACAAATACAACTCTAAAATCTTCATCTAATATAGACAATTATTACTTAGAAATTGATAGAGGAACAAGTGATAGAGTTAGTGGTAAGAATATGTTATGTTTCACTGATGAGAAAGCAATAGGTGGATTAACTGTAGATATTTCTCAAAATCATCAGTTTAGTACATTATCACCACAATTTAATATTGTTACACCTGGAAAAGGAACTCGTGCAAGTGCTTCTGTCAGAACAGTAAGTGGAACAAGTGCTGATGGAAATGAAGTATCATTTATTGATCAGGGATTTGAACCAACTACTTTGAATGAAACGACATTCTTCCCAACACCTAGATTAGTTGCATCTAAAGTTAATGAGATTCAAAGATTGGAAACTTTACCTAAGAATAAATCCTTAACTTTGAAAGTTGATATGACTTCAACAGATAAGAATTTATCTCCAATATTGGATATTAAAAATGCAACCTTTATTTTAGGTAGAAATAAGATTAATAATCCAGTTGGACAAGATGGGTATGCATCTGATACTGGAACTACAGAATTAAGTGGTGATCGTCATGGATCAATTTTTGTTTCAAATAGGGTTAATCTTAAACAACCTGCAACTTCAATAAAAGTTTTAGTTGGTGCTAATCGCCAACCAGAAGCAGATTTCAGAGCATATTATAGATTATTTACTGCAGATTCAACTGAAGTTAATCAAGGATATAGACCATTCCCTGGTTATAAGAATCTAATTGATACTGATGGTGATGGTTTTGGTGATGAGATTATTGATGTTAATTTGAATGATGGTAGACCAGATGCTTATGTTAAACCAAATGGTTTGGATGATTTTTCGGAATATCAATTCACTATAAATGATTTGGAGCAATTTAGTGGATTTACTATCAAGATAGTAATGGCATCCACGAACGAATGTGTTCCTGTTAGATTAAAAGACTTTAGAGCAATTGCCTTAGCGTAATGATAACTTTCCAAGAATTTTTAATATTATGTGAGGGTGGTTTATCAAGATCACTTAGTAAATCAGAAACCCATGATACTGGACATATATCTCCAGATCGTGGGGATGATGAGAGGGAAAATCGTAAAAAAAGAAAACAACTTGAAGGTGATTTAAAAAGAAAAGGTATTGGATTTAGAAAATCTACTGGTAAGTATAAGTATGATGATGGTTCTGATGCCCGTGAAGTTTCTTACCATACAACAAGACCTGATGGAATGTCAAAAAGAAAGTTTGGCAAGACTATGAGAAAACTTGGTAGTAAGTATGGTCAAGAATCTATTATTACTAAAAAAGCAGGTAAGAGTGCTAAATTGCACTATACTGATAAGAGTGGAAGAACACCTGATGATATAGGAAAGGCAAAAGCAGGTAAACATCCAGATGGTTATGGCGAAACAGGCGAAAAACGTCAAAGAGGATCTAAATTAAAAGACAAGAAAAAAGACAGAGATTTCCACTATTCATGAAAAATTTCAAACAATTTCTAGAAGAAGCATCTAATGCAATAAAAAAATTACATCCTTGGGCAACTAAACTTGTCGGTAAAGGTGGGTATAGTGATGAGAAAGGTGAATGGTATTATAAAACTACAAGAGAACTATTTAAAAAATCAAAACTAACCGATAAGGATAAAAAAACCTATGATAACTATAATAATCCAAAAAAACCATCTGAAAAAGATTTAATTAACGGAACTATACCAGTTAAAAAAGCATGATACCAGTTGAAGGACATAAAAATCTGTTTCGTGATCCAGAAACAGGTGCGATTTTAAATTATGATTCAAAGGGATATTCCCAATACAATATTAAAAAAACTAGAAGTGCTGATCAGAAAGCAGAACTTGATAAGATGAAAAAAGATATTGATGAGATCAAATCTTTATTGCAACAGTTAGTTAATAATAAAATATAAATAATAGATAGATTCTTGAATTGCTTACATAAATGGCAGATATTAAGGTCAGAGTAGGGCAACAAAATGCCGTAAAAGTCATTTCTTCACTTGCTGGAGCCCAAGGACTGTCCTTAGCTGAACTCAGCGATGTTAATGCCACGAATTTACTTAATGGAATGGTTTTGGTTTATAATGCAACAACGCAAAAATGGGACGCAACGTTAACTTTAACGCCTGGTACAGAACAGAATTTGGACATCAACGGGGGAAATTTCTAAATGGCTAGCATTATTAGGATCAAAAGATCCTCTGGTACTAATAAACCTGCCAGCCTAAATTGGGGTGAGATGGGTTATGTAACTGGAATCGGCAGTTACGGTGGTACTAATCAATATAAAGATAGAATATTTGTTGGAGATGATGGTAGTAATGTTTTCCCGATTGGTGGACATTATTATACCTCTATGATGGAGCATGCACCAGGTGCTATTAATGGTGTACAAAATACAAGAAACACTGACGGTGGTATAGTCGCTGTTCTTGATAATAATAGAAAGGTTGATCAGTGGAATGTAGATAATCTTAGGATGGATGGTAATGTAATATCATCTACAAATACTGATGGAGATATTATATTTGATCCAAATGGAACAGGTGAAGTTAATATTGTTGATGATACTTTCTTATCATTTGGTACAGATCAGGATGTTAAGTTTGAGTATGATGAAGATGGAACTGATAGATTAATAATCTCTGGTAAGGAGGTTATGTTCAATACCCCGTTGAACGTATCTACTCATTCTATATTTGGTAAACTTAAGTTAGAAGAGAATGTACTTTCTACTGTAAGTGGTGCTGGTGACAAACTGTTTATTGATCCATTCCCCGATGGATTAAGTAATCAGGGTGATGTTATTATTAAAGGTAACTTACAAGTTGATGGTACAACAACTGCGGTTAACTCAACTAATGTAACAGTTAATGATCCAATATTCACAATTGGAGATGTTACTAGTGAAAGAACGGTTATGCAATCCGTTGCTACTGGTATCAATACAATTAGTCTTGATTCTGTTGTTGGTATTAATACTGGTGATATTGTAAGTGGACATTCTTCACTTCCAAATAGTGGTTTAACTACAGTTACTAATTATGATGTAAATGCAAAGATGATTACCATTCAGGGTAATACTAGTGCTGGTATAACAACCACATCATCTTTAACAATTACACACGCTTTTGATACTAATACTGATCGTGGTATTGCATTTAATTACAATATTGGTGTTGGTACTGCTAATAGTAAAACAGGTTATTTTGGTTATGTAGATACAGATTCAAATCCTGATAGTAGTGCTGTTGCTAGATCTTGGACTTATGTTCCAGATGCTTCAGTAGCTGGTAATACTGTAACAGGAACAAGAGGATACTTAGATATTAAAGGTATCTATTATCAGACTGCTGATTATAACACACACGGTGCTGTATACTTTGATGAGAATGGATTACAGACTTCAACTAATAATCCAGCATCACCAATAATTACATCTAAGCAGATATTAACTGCTGTTACCAAAAACACTCTTGCATTACCTTCTAATGTAACAGTTGTTGTTGGTGATATTGTAAGACAAGACACTAGTGGTGCATATGGTATAGTTGAATCTAGTGTAACTAACGGAAATGCAATTGATCTAGTTGGTGTTGAAGGAACATTTACTAATACTTACAATATTAGAAAAGAAGGTAATAATGGTGCTATCCAAGATCTTGCCGTTATACCTGCTACAGTTTCTGTGATATATACTAATAAGCCTCATTGGTCTTCAACCCTTGACGGTGGAACTTTCTGATTTTAATACAATGCAACAACAAAATAATGGTGATGTTGATGTCAATGTCTTAGTGGGTTTATACAATCAAAAACTTGCACAAGCATCAAATCAAGTAATTCTTCTTGAAGCTAAGTTACAAACAATGAAAAAAGACTTTGAGGAAGAAGAAAGAAATCTTCAACAAGAAATTATTTCTCTACAAGAAGAACTATTGAAACTAAAAAAGACCAAGAAAACTGATACTTAAAAGATGGCAAAACCAGCAAGTAGAACACAATTAATAGATTACTGTTTAAGGAAGCTGGGTGCTCCTGTATTGGAGATTAACCTTGATGATGATCAAATAGATGATCTAGTCGATGATGCCATTCAACTCTTCAATGAAAGGCACTTTGATGGTGTCGAGAGAATGTATCTCAAACATAAACTTACTCAAGAAGAAATAGATAGAGGGACGGCAAAAAATACTGATGGTGTAGGAATTGTAACTACTACTGCAACTGCAACTTCAGTTCCTGGTATTGGAACAACAATAACAAGTGATTGGTATGAAACTTCTAATTTCTTGCAGGTTCCAGATTCTGTAGTTGGTATAGAAAAAATATTTAAGTTTGATAGTAGCACCATATCAGGTGGAATGTTTAGTATCAAATATCAGTTATTTTTAAATGATCTGTATCAGTTTAATTCTATTAACTTATTACAGTATTCAATGACTAAATCATATCTTGAGGATATTGATTTTTTACTTACAACTGATAAACAAGTAAGATTTAATAAGAGACAAGATAGATTGTATATTGATATTGATTGGGGTGTTGAGTCTGTTGATAATTGGTTGGTTCTTGATTGTTATAGAGCATTAGATCCAACATCATTTACCCAAGTATATAATGATCCTTTTCTTAAATTGTATCTCACTGCTCTCATGAAGAGACAATGGGGACAGAATTTAATCAAATTCCGTGGAGTTAAGTTACCAGGTGGTATAGAACTTAATGGTAGAGAAATTTTTGATGATGCTGAAAGAGAAATAGAAGGACTTAGATCAAGAATGTCTTCAGAATACGAAATACCACCGTATGATTGTATTGGGTGATAAGATATGGCACTCAATCCGTTTTTTCTACAAGGTACATCTTCAGAGCAAAGATTAGCTCAAGATTTAATAAATGAACATTTAAAAATTTATGGTGTTGAAATAACATATATTCCAAGAAAGTTTGTAGGTAATGATAATATTTTTAATGAAATTCAATCATCTAAATTTGATGATAACTTTTCCATAGAAGCATATGTTAATAACTATGATGGATATGGTGGAGCTGGTGATGTTTTAACAAAATTTGGAATGAGTTTAAAGGATGAAGTAATCCTTACTATTTCTAAAGAAAGATATGAAGATTTTATATCACCATTTCTTTCTGCAAATGACGATGGAACAGATACTAGTGAAGTAACATTAGCAACTAGACCAAGAGAAGGTGATCTTGTATATTTTCCTTTAGGTCAAAGATTATTTGAAGTAAAATTTGTAGAGCACGAAGATCCATTCTATCAGTTAGGAAAAAACTATGTTTTCCAATTAAAATGTGAACTCTTTGAATATGAGGATGAGATCATTGATACTTCTATTGATGCTATCGATACTCAAGTACAAGATGAGGGATATATTAGCACACTTAATTTGATAGGTGTTGGAAGAACAGCAACGGCACAGGCAATATTAGGTACTGGATATGTTAGAGAAATATTCTTGAATAATGATGGATATAACTATACATCTCCACCAACAATCACTTTTTCTCCATCACCTGCAGGAGACAGTGCTAGAGGAGTTGGTATATTAACTACAGTTGGAAATATTACATCACTTAAAGAAATATTAATGACAAATGCTGGTGCTGGTTATACAGTTGAACCCACTATTACCATATCAGGTGGTGGTGGTATAGGTGCAGCAGCTACTTGTTCTGTTGAGACTGTTTATGATGGTGTAATTAGATTTACATTAATAGATGGTGGAGTTGGATATAGTACTGTACCTACAGTAACAGTTGCTCAACCAGGTGCAGGAACTACTGCAATTGGAATTGCATCTATAGGATATGCAGGTTCTAATCAAGTTGTTAAGAGTGTATATGTAAGTAATCCTGGTCGTGGTTATGCATCAATACCAGATGTATCAATTGCACCACCTCCATCTATGTCTGGTATTGGTACATTCCAATTTAATGAAATTGTTCAAGGATCTAGATCACAAGCACAAGCAAGAGTTAAGAATTGGGATGCAGATACTAATATATTATTAGTAAGTAATGTTGGAATTGGATCTACTATTTCTGGATTCTTTAAAGGTGAAAGTATTATGGGTCTAGAATCTGGAGCATCTTATAGTTTGGGATCATACAATTCAGATGATGCTAATGATAAATATAGTGATGGTGACGAGTTTGAAACCTTTGGTGACGATATTTTAGACTTCACTGAGTCAAATCCTTTTGGTGTTTACTGATGTTAGGAACCTATTTTTATCACGAAATAATAAGAAAAACTGTTATTGCTTTTGGCACACTTTTTAATGATGTCTATATTCGCCATCATGATTCTGCAGGTAAGGATATTGGAGAATTTAAAGTTCCTGTATCATATGGACCTAGACAAAAGTTTTTAGCAAGAATACAGCAACAACCAGAATTAAATAAAGCAGTTCAATTGACATTACCCAGAATGTCTTTTGAGATGAATAGTATTACATATGATCCATCAAGAAAGTCTGGAATTACACAAACATTTAAAGCAAAAGATGGTGAGAAAATTAAAAAAGTTTTTATGCCTGTTCCATATAATTTGGGATTTGAATTAAATATTCTTACTAAGTTGCAAGATGATTCCCTACAGATAATAGAGCAAATATTACCATTCTTTCAACCAGGTTTTACTTTAACTATTGATTTGGCAGATCAAATTGGTGAGAAAAGAGATGTTCCAATGGTTCTTGAGGATATCAGTTTTACTGATGACTATGAAGGTAATTTTGAAACTAGAAGAGCATTGATTTATACTTTGCGATTTACAGCAAAGACCTATATGTTCGGACCTATTGCAGATTCTACAGATGGTCTTATTCGTAAGGTTCAGTTGGATTACTATACAGATACTAATACGAGAACTGCTACTCGTGAGATGAGGTATAGTGTGAAAGCAAAAGCAAAGAAAGATTATAATGAAGATACTGTTATTGATCAATATGACGATCCATTAATTCCACCAGGTGATGATTTTGGATTTACTGAAGAAAGAACATTCTTTGGTAATGATAATAAAGATTACAGTCCCACTCGTAAAGTAGATATCTAAATCATGAAAAATAATTATGATGATTTGAATGATACATTTAATACATCAGATGATGTTGTTGATGTAGAAGTTAGTAATACACCAGAAGCTGGTTGTATCCGAAGAAAGGATACGCTGCCCGATATTACTGATGATGCTGAAAAGGATTATAAGTATGCAAGAGCACAGTTATATTCCTTAATAGAGAAGGGACAGGAAACTTTAAATGGAGTTATGGAACTTGCTGGTGAAAGTGCAAGTCCAAGAGCATATGAAGTTGCTGGACAAGTATTAAAGTCAACTGCAGATATTACTGATAAGTTAGCAGATCTTCAGAAAAAGATGAAAGATTTGGACGAAGATAAACCTAAAGGACCAAGTACTGTTACTAATAATGCGGTTTTTGTTGGTAGTACATCAGAACTTCAAAAGATGCTGAAGCAAGAGATTCTAAATAATAAGGAAGATACTTAGAAGTCATGTCTGAAATTAGTAATACAATCAAGAGTGGTGTGAACCAATTTAAAGATAGTTTATCTAATAGTAAATCATTTAAGAAATTTAAAAAAAGAGCTACTAAGTTTGGAGAGACTGGACAGTTTAATGTAAAAGATTTTAAAAATCTTGGAGAACCTTTAATGAAAGATTTTAAAAAGCATGGAAAAGGTGCTTTGCTTAATACATTAAAAAATTTAAGTACTCATCTAGAAGGTAATAGAACAAAGTATAAGGGTGTTGGTTTATCTGGATCAGGTAATAAGAAAGATATGTCCAAAGGACCAAATGAAAAAGCACCTATAGACTATAGGTGGATACAGGCAAAGGGTAATACAAAGAAAGAAGTTCTTTCTTCTTCATATAATCATTATAATTGGAGAGATAGTTTTATCCCAACAGAAATTGAATCTTTCGATATAATTAAACCAGAACCATTAACAGTTGATGAAGGTGCAGGTAAGATTGCAGGTAAGATTGCAAGTAAGATTATAAAAAGTCCAAGTGTAAAAAAATTTGTAGGTAACTTAAGTAAGAAATCTCCAGTAAAGGTATTAGGTCGATCTGGAACACCTAAAAGAGCAGCTTATAATCCAAATTTAACACTAAAACCTCATGAGGCACCAGGAGCAGCAAGAGGTATAGTTACTAAATCTCAAGGAGCAACTATGAAAGGTGGTGTAAAAAGCACAACTTGGAAGAGCCATTCATCGATGAATAGGGGTTCTCAAGGTAATGCAGTTAAAGTATATCAACAACCAACATATGCAAAACCAAATAAATATCCTGGCGATAAAACTGGTGCATATGCTAGAGAATTAGCAAGACAAGATAATACTGCACGAATTGGTGTACGAAGTAAAATAGGAAAAGATGGTACAACTGTGGATCCATATTGGCCAGGAACAAATACTGTTGGTGGTAAGACA